CTGTGCGGCAAGACGCCTCGTCACGCGATGGTCACCTTGGGCACGGAATGGGGTCGCGACTTGATTGGCGACGACTTCTGGGCCGGGCTGTGGCAGGAAGAGGCGGCCGCACGCATCAATTCAGGGCATGTGGTTGTGGTCGACGACGTGCGCTTCGAGAACGAGATGCGCGCGGTGCAAAAGATGGGGGGCGTGCTTTGGCACGTCTATCGGCCTGATCACGCGGGATCTTCGATTCCTGGCCATCGTTCCGAAGGTGCACTCGCAGATCACTATGCCGACATGCGCGGCTTGATTAACGACGGCTCGATTCTCGATCTTCACCTTCGCGCCTTTGACGCACTAAAAGACGAAATGAATGAGGCGACAGCATGACACGCAGAAAAGCAATTCTGACCGCAGAGCGCTTGCGAGAACTGCTGCATTACGACCCTGAAACCGGCGTTTTCACATGGCGCGTCAATCGTCGTGGGCCGATGAAGGCGGGCGACGTCGCGGGTCGGGTTCACGCAGACTATGGCTACATCATTATCGGTATCGATGGTGGCGAGTATCGCGCGAACCGGCTTGCCTTTCTCTATATGGAAGGAAAATTCCCTGCGCATATGGCGGAACACGCGGACCGCAACCGCGCAAACAACCGATGGAGCAATCTGCGAAACGCAACCTATAGCCAAAACATGTTCAACATCCCCGTGCGGGCTGGGAATGTCTCTGGGCGCAAAGGAGTCGTGTGGAGCAAGAATCTCGAAAAATGGAATGCGAGGATTGGGGTCAATAAGAAGATGCTTCACCTAGGATATTTCGAAGACAAGGACGAAGCGGCGCACGCATACAACAAAGCTGCAATTGCACACTTCGGGGATTTTGCCGTTCTCAATCCAGTCGGGGTGGGTAAATGACCTTCCGCTCCCAATTCAAAGGCAACACCGAAAACAGCAGCGGCATCGCTACATTCGAAGTCGGCACGATCAAGCGCGATATCCCGTTCGCTGAATTTACCCAGTACCACGCAGTGGCCCAGCTTCTGAACGAGGCTCGGCAGGTTGGGCGCGAAGAAGCCGCCAGGGAGTTTGCGTCGAGGGCAAAAAATTGGCTGCGGGAAATGGGGGTTGAGTATGTCAATCACACTTGAGCGGCTGCGGGAGGTCTTGCACTACGATCCGCTGACCGGAATTTTCACCTGGCGAGTCAAGCAAGGGAGAAATGGACCCGGAAAGCGCGCTGGATCTGTCAAGAAGGATGGCTATCGTGACATCGGCATCGACGGAAAAACATATCGCGAGCATCGGCTAGCCTGGATGTACATGGAAGGCGAGTTTCCGGAATTGGACATTGACCATAAGAACAGGGTTCGAGCCGACAACAGATTTTCGAATCTTAGGCCCGCTACGGTTAGTGAAAACGGGCAGAACCGAACGGCCAAGGGCGTAACTTTTCACAAGCAAACCAGAAAGTGGCAAGCTCAAATCAGGGTCGATGGGAAACACATTTATATCGGGCTGTTTCCTGATGAAAAGTTGGCGATCAATGCGTATCTTGATAAGAAGGCGGAACTTCATCCCTTCTTCAACGAAGTAATTGCCGAGGAGGCGTCGTGACCGACGAAGGCGAAATCAACATCTTCCGCGCCCTTGATTTCATAAGGGATAACGCCCAGCCCTACGCCCAAGCCAAGGCCCAGCGCGTCTATCTCGAGAACTTCCGAAAGAGCAAGAAGGCATTGCTGATGCGGGCGGCGGAGATCCGCGGACACAAGACGGCCGCTATGCAGGAGCGCGAAGCCTATGCGGACCAGAGTTATATCGAAACGCTCGAAGCGTTCCAAGCGGCTACCGCCGAGGAAGAGCGCCTGCGCTGGCTGATGGTCGCGGCAGAGGCAAAGATAGAGGCGTGGCGGACCATCGAAAGCACGCGGCGCGCGGAAGCGAGGGCATTGTGAATATCGTGTTCAGAAAAGCTGATGGGCATGGCGGCAAAAAGGTTTGGTACGACCGTTGCAGGAGCAAGTCGACCGGCCAGCGGTGGCGTCATTACCACGTGATTGAACTCTCCAGGATTGTGTGCAGCGACGGTTCACTGTGGCGCCTGATTATCGGTCCGTGGGCGATCGCATTCCGGTTCCGCGGCACGAAGGGAGGGCGCGGCAAATGAAAAGAACAGGTTTTGGACCCCGTAAAAGCTCGTTGGAACGCAAGCCGTGGAAGTCGTCACCTGTCGAGTCAAAGGACTGGCGCGCCGAGTTGCGGGCCAACCCCAAGCGGTCATCGCTAAAGAGTAAGCCGAAGCGGCCGACCGTCGCCGAGGGATCGAAGTATCTGGCGGCTTGCCGCGGGGAGCCGTGCTTTCTCAACGTGCTTTGTGATGCATCGGATTGGGCTGACCCGAGGGTAGTTCCCTGTCACGACAACCGCCTGAGCGCTGGAAAGGGCATGGGCCTGAAGGCCAGTCACGAAAGAACGCTGCCGGGCTGCTTCGTTTGTCACCAATGGCTTGATCAGGGTCCGGCACCGCGAGCGGAGAAGTTCGCGGCATTCGATAGAGGATTCGCTCGGTGGGTTCCGTTGCGGGCCCGGAAAATGGGATTGGTTGAACAACAAGAATTGGAGGTCTCTTGAATGAGTTGTCACTTTTCACAGGCGCTGGAGGCGGATTGCTTGGAACCCATCTACTCGGATGGCGCCCTGTGGGTTACGTCGAGTGGAACGACTACTGCCAGCGAGTCATCGCCGCACGCATCAAGGATGGAATCTTGCCAGACGCCCCAATATTTACTGACGTGCGTCAGTTCGCACAGTCCGGTGCAGCCGACCAGTACCGAGGAATTGCGGACGTGGTTACAGCAGGCTTTCCCTGCCAGCCGTTTTCACTCGGAGGAAAGCAACTCGGCGAAGCGGACGAGCGCAACATGTGGCCCGCAACGGCAGATGTCATTCGCCGTGTTCGACCGCGATTCGTCCTGTTGGAAAACGTCACAGGCCTCATTGTTTCTGGATACATCGGAACAGTGCTCGGTGACTTGGCCGCGATGGGGCTCGATGCACGATGGGGAGTGCTGGGAGGTCACCACATTGGAGCCGCCCAGCGTCGAGAACGAGTCTGGATACTTGCCTACCCCAAGGGCGAGCGTCGGAACGCACGGAATCTGCTGGAAGCGCGCAAAGAGCGGAGATCATCGCAGTCAGATAGAGGATTACCTCGCCTGGTTAAGCCTCAATCATGGCGGCCAAGTAGTCTCGGGGCGCACAGTGAATGCGGACTTCCAGGATTGGCTGATGGTGTTCCCTTCAGCGTGGACAGACTTAAGGCCTCTGGAAATGGCCAGATTCCAGGAGTGGTGCGACTCGCATTCACCCTACTCTCAAACGAATAAGGAGGCAGCGTAATGGATCTGGACGAAATCGAGCGGCTAATCAAGGACAGCAAAATCCCGGGCGCTCCGGTATCTGGTGCGACGGTGCTCGCCCTTATCGCCGAGGTGCGGGCGTTGCGAGAACTCTGCGCCGCTACTTACCAGATGGCCGGAGTTGTGAACGCTCCCGAGCGTTTCCTGGACGCGCTGAGCGATGCCGCTAACGGAGAGATTGGGTCGAGAGCTTCGACTGATGCGCTACTGCCCGTCGATGCGAGCGAATGCGGGGCGTTTCCGGCTGAGTCGGGTGATGAGGTGCGGGCGCTGCGGGAGGATAAGGCGAGACTGGACTATCTGGACTGTATGAATACCCAGTTGAATAAGTTCTACGACACGACCTACCAATGGAAAGTGATCCTGAGCCCGAACATCGTCAGGTTGACTGCGGGCCGCCAGTGGGCCGGATACGTTGGCGATATCGACTTAAATGACGCCCAGTGCGGAGAAGGGAGTTTCGAGAGTTGCCGAAAGGCGATTGATGACGCGCGAGGTGGAAAATGACCACCCTAACCATCTTCCTAGCCGGCTTTTCCCTTGCAACCTTCGCATGGGGCATCTTCTGCACTCTGATTATGATGCATCGGCCACGGGGCACGGCGCCGACGAAGAGGCGGATGAACCGCGAGCGCTTGCCCGAAGTGCGCAACGTTCCGCCGATGCCGGTGTGTAAGGTGGCGCGGGAGGAAGGCTGCGATCTGCAAGACGCAATACTGGCCGCAGCCCGCAAATCCGGCAACTCCCGGTTCGTCTGGGAGACAGAGCAAAAGCTGAAGCAGCACGAGGACGTCGTCCGATACGAATGGATCAATTTGACTGGAGAAGAGAGATGAGCAAATGGCAATCGATTGAAACAGCGCCGAGCGACGGCACGCGCATCCTGACGTACAACGTTACGCCGACATACGATGAAGACACGCGCAAGACCGAAAACGTCTACGCGATAAGTGTGGCCTACTGGTTGTTCGGCGCATGGATGGAATACCCGGCCGCTCCGCGATTCGTACAAGGGCAAGTTCACACGCATTGGATGCCGTTGCCCGATGTTCCGAGAAGCCCGCAATGATCGCAAAATAGGTGATTGACAACTGCAAACAATTGTAGTTGTCCTGAATATTTGTTATAATTTTGCTATATGTTGTGTCCTGTTCGGTGGTTCTAACTATGTATCGTGTGCGGGGTTCTCATGACGAGTTTCACTGGTTTCCGTAGACGCGAGGCACGAGCCATCAACTCGGGCAATTTGCAATGGCGCGACACTGGGCCGACCGATGCCGATTTCATCGCGGCGCGCGGGCTATCGGGCGAACCACTCGGCGCATTGCTTGAGCGCTTGAAGTGGGGCAGCGACCATCGCGCCTACGCCCGCTGCGTCCATCTGCTCGGTGAGCGCTTCTATCAACGCAAGAAGCGCAACGTTGTTAAGGCGCTCTGCCACACGGCGATCCGTGAATGGCTCGATGAGAATTGTAAGAAGTGCGGCGGCCGAGGACTGGAGATAGACAAGTTCCGCAACATGACGACTTGCACCAAGTGCAATGGAACCGGCCTGCATCAATATGCCGACTATGAGCGCGCGCATATGGCTAACCTGGCGGCCGGTTCATGGAAGAAGTACGAGCGCGACTATGAAACTGTTCTCGAATGCCTTCGTGGCGCCGTATCCTCGCATACGGTCGGCGCAATGAAAGCGTTTGGGGCATTTGAGGAGGTGGCGGCATGAAGGATTCTTGCAAACTTGGCGGCTGTTCGTCCATCGGCTGCGAAGGCGGACATTACTGCTTCAATGCTGATGGAACTCCCAAGCGAATGACGGAAGACCAAAAGCGCCAGCTTGACGCCGCCCTAGATCGGGTCTGCGCGGAACAGGACATCCCGCCGATCTTCTACAACGGCGATACGAAGCGCGATCCTGCATTCCGCGAACGCGCGAATAAGTTCTACCTATCCCGAGAATTCCTCGATCGGCTCAAAGACGTTGAAGAGCCGGGAGGCTTGATGGCATGCAGTCCCGAAATCTACTCTCAAATGATGAAGGAGCTTCCTATGACGACGATGCGAGCAAAGTTGCAGGTTGGTATGGTGCAAGAACACATGGGCTGGGTCGAGCCGGGTTCCGGTAAGGCACCGGAGAAGTCGAGCGAAACGCTGATCATGCACGCAGTCTGCAAGCCGACCTATGCAGATTCCGAATTTGACGAGGACAACACCTACGCGAAGATGTCGCCCGGCGCCAACCTCACCATCCATATCGCTAATCCGGCGCTGTGGGGCAAGTTCAAGCATGGCGACAAGTTCTACGTCGATTTCACGCCTGCCGAATAAAAAAGTTTGCATTGGGTGTTGTAAACCCTTGCACTCTTCTATATAGTGTGCACCTAGAGCAAGTAAATGACGTTTAGCCCGAGCCGGAAGCGGATAGCGCAGACAGCCGCGAGTCCCCGGAAACCAGCAGACGCCCTCGACATATAACGCTCCCAAAGATGTTTGATGGGATCGTGCGCTCAAAAATTCCCAAAGCCCTGCCCTAACCCGGCGGGGCTTTTTCGTTTCTGGCCGCCATGTCATCCATTACCTTCCAATCGCGCACCTACGGGCTCGATCCGGCGAAGGCATTGGAGCAGAAGCAAGCCGCCGAGGCACGCCAAGCCAAGCGCCCCATTCTCTCGCTAAAACCGCGAGATGAGAACGGTTGGAGCCCCGCGCGCCGGGCAGCAGAAGCATTATTCGATCTCCCGCCGCGGCCCGTTCGCGTGCCGTAACAAGCCCGCCGGTGCGATGCAACGTCGCTCTTGCCGGTCAACCGGCCAGAATTCGAGTATCAAATGAATGTTCAAGAGTTAATCGACAGCCTGGAATTGGACCTGGAGCGCATGCGCAACATCGATCCGGCGCTCAGGGTTTCGATGATCGCGCGGCTGGACCAATTGAGGGCATTGACCCGATGAACCCCATCACCGCGTGGCTTTTGCTCATGTCCACTGTGCACATCGGTCTCGCGCAAGGATACGCAGAATGGGCGGATTGGCTGATTGACACCACTGAATGATCCCCTGCTTCCGGCCGATAGCTATCAGTCCCGAACTGTATTCCTTAATGGAGAGAAGTATGACGACGATGCGCGCAAAGCTGCAGGTTGGAATGGTGCAGGAACACATGGGATGGGTCGAACAAGGCTCTGGCAAGACACCGGAAAAGGCCAGCGAAACTCTGACCATGCACGCGGTGTGCAAGGCGACCTACGCTGATTCTGAGTTCGACGAAGACAACACGTTCGCCCGGATGTCGCCGGGTGCCAATCTCACCATTCACATTGCGAATCCAGCGCTGTGGGGCAAGTTCAAGCACGGCGATAAGTTCTACGTGGACTTCACGCCCGCAGGCTGATCCCCCGCTTCCCTCGTCAGCCGATCGGCTCGGCAGCTTGTCACGGGCGAGGGAGGCACCTGATGTAGCCGCAAAGCTACGCGAATCGGCCAAAGCGCTGATTCGGTGGCCTTTGGGCATCCGGACTCCATGGCCGTAAGCAACACAGTAATCGGCTAAGTCCGAAAGGGCGTGCAATTCGGTGCTTGCCGTATGTCCTAGAGAAAGGACATTTGCGGATCAAGCCGTGTTCCTCACGAAACGAGGAGCTTCATTCATGGCGCAGGCATAAATGGACGTGGGAGTACGGGCAAACGGCGCTCATAGAGCGTAACGGCCAGCCGGTTCGGGTTCGAATCCCGAAGCCATGAATGAGGGTGAACCGAAGAGGTCGCGCGCGCCGATAGGCGGATATACGTCCATGCGGGCCGAACGCTGTAACTCTCGCTAATTCATCGTCGACTCCCCTTCGACATTGCGCCTTCGGGCGCTTTTTTATTCCAAGGTGCCCATGAGCGTAGACCCAAAGCTTCGCGAATGGGCGACAGCGCGGCAGTGCCAGTTCCTCGATGCTATTGACGAGCATGGCGGCCTTTGTGCCGCGGCGACTCACCTCGGTTTGGCTCACGGCACGATCAGCAATGCGCTGGCATCGCTGAAAAAGAAGGCGGCCCGGATGGGCTATAGCCCCGAGCACTTCATGACGCATCCGGTGCCGGATGGGTTCTTCCTGCGCGGCACATCGACGTACATCAACAAGGATGGCGTAGTTGCTGGGCAGTGGGTCAAGAATCAGATTGACCACGACAGGCAGCGCGAGATATTCGAAGCGGCCGCTGCGGCATTCGCCGAGACTTTGCCGCGCGTGAGCGCCGTTGCGCCTCCTGCAAAGATCGACGCCGCGCTGTGCAACCTAATAGTTTTCACTGACTACCACATGGGCCAGCTCAGCTGGCATCGCGAAGGCGGCGCTGACTGGGATCTGAAGATCGCCGAAAGCCTGTTGCTCTCCAGTTTCGTACACATGGTCGAATCGGCGCCCCAGGCCGCCGCATGCGTGCTGACGATTCAAGGCGACTTCCTGCATAGCGATGGGCTTTTGCCCCTGACGCCGGCACACAAAAACGTCCTGGATACTGACGGCCGGTTCTCCAAGATCGTCGCCGCGGCAATCCGCGTTCTTCGTCGGCTGATCAGTCATGCCTTGGCTAAACATCAGGCGGTGCACCTGATCATCTGCGAGGGCAACCACGACGAGTCGGGCTCGCTATGGCTGCGGCACATGTTCGCCGCGCTGCTTGAGAATGAACCGCGCCTGACGGTGAATGACTCGGAACTCCCGTTCTATGTACACCAGCACGGCGAGGTAATGCTCGCCTTTCACCACGGGCACAAAGTTTCCAACGAACAGTTGCCGATGTTGTTCGCCGCACAATTCCCCAAGATGTGGGGAAACACCGTGAAGCGTTACGCCCATTGCGGGCACAGGCACCACGTCGACGAGAAAGAATACGCCGGCATGACGGTCACGCAACATCCGACGCTGGCCGCTCGAGACGCGCACTCAGCCCGCGGAGGCTGGATCTCGGAGCGCGCGGCGTCGCTCATCACGTACCACGAAAAATATGGGCAAGTCGGCCGCACGATCGTGTGCCCGGAGATGTTCGAAGCCGCCTAACCTACCCCTCGCCATTTGATGACAGGGTATAGCCGATAGATCGGCACCAATCACAGAAAGACCATGGGGCGACCATCCAAACTCACTGACGCGCAGTGGGAAGCGATCGGCAAGAGGTTACTAGCCAACGAATCGGCTGCGTCGCTAGCGCGTGAATATGGTGTCAGCAAGGCGGTCATATCGGCACGGTTTTCAAAACGCACCGAGACGATAAAAACCGTTGCAAAACAAATAGTTGATGTCGAGCGTTCGCTTTCGTTTCTGAACGTTTCCGAACAGATCGCGGCGCGTTCACTTGCCGATGATCTGAAGGCGATCAGTGAGCATCTGGCCGGTGCCGCCCGCTTCGGCGCTGCCACATCCCATCGTCTTGCCGGGATAGCTCACAACAAGGTAGCCGAGATAGACGATGCGCAGCCACTGACAGAGGAAAGCATCGAATCGCTAAAGGGGATTGCCGTGCTGACTCGTATGGCTAATTCGTCCAGCGAAATCGCAATCAATCTGCTGCGCGCCAACAAGGAAACGATCGACGACCTGAATCGTCAGGATTTGCACCCCGAGGCCACGAAGCGCATCCGGGAAGTCAAGCCCGGCATGATATGGGTCTACGGGGCGCTAGAGTCTGATGAGGAAGAGAGCTGACAAATTCGCCCCGCTTCTGAAGCAGGCGCGGTACAAGGTTTTTTACGGCGGCCGTGGCGGCGCCAAGTCATGGATCATTGCCCGCGTACTGATCCGCCTGGCGGCGCAGAACCGGCTGCGCATCCTCTGCGCGCGTCAGTTCCAAACGAGTATTGCAGATTCGGTTCACAGGCTGCTGTGTGACCAGATCGAGGCGATGGGCCTGTCCGATCAGTTCAAGATCACGGACAAGAGCATCGAGAGCCTGACTGGCTCAGAGTTCATCTTCAAGGGTCTCGAGAAGTCGATCCGCGAAATCAAGTCGCTGGAAGGCATCGACATCTGCTGGGTGGAAGAGGCCCAGTCAGTCAGCCATAACAATTGGGAAATTCTGATCCCGACCATCCGCAAGGAAGGCTCGGAGATATGGGTAAGTTTCAACCCGGACGACGAGAACGACGCGACGTATCAGCGTTTCGTCGTCAATGCCCAGCCTGATTGGGTAGTCGTCAAGGTTGGCTGGGAAGATAACCCATGGTTCCCGTCGACTCTGGATGCCGAGCGCCGCTATATGCTGGCGACCGATCCAGAGGTGTATGAGCACGTTTGGGGCGGCTCCTGCCGGAAGATCAGTGAGGCAATCATTTTCGGCAAGCGAGTGTCCTTCGAGACATTCGAGACGCCCGCGGGTGTGCGATTCCATCATGGCGCCGACTGGGGATTTGCCGCTGACCCTACTGCGCTGGTTCGCAGTTTCATTCAGGACGAATGTCTCTTTGTGGATCAGGAGGCATTCGGCTATGGCGTTGAGATTGATGAGACGCCGGCCCTGTTCCGCAGCGTCGACACATCCGAGCTGTGGCCCATCAAGGCTGATGGAGCCCGCCCGGAGACGATCAGCTACATGCGCCGGCATGGATTCAACATCGATGCCGCCGAGAAGTGGCCCGGATCTGTCGAAGATGGTGTCGCCCACCTGAAGGCGTTCAAACGGATCATCGTCCACGAGCGCTGCAAGCATATCGGGCAGGAATTCCGCCTGTACTCGTACAAGGTCGACAAACAGACTGGAGACATTCTCCCGATCATCGTCGACAAGCACAACCATGGCCTAGATGCGTTGCGATACAGCCTGGACGGGTACATACAGCGCCGCGGCTCTATGGGTGTGTGGGCGAAGCTAGCAGGATAAATCTACTCGGCCTTCGCGCCTCCAAGAGCAAGGATTCACTCAAGCATGTCCAAGTCACGTCGAAATGTGAAAGCAGGCGTGACGCAACCGGTCCGCACTAACGATTCGTTCGCCAATTTTTCTGCGAACGTCGGCTGGGGCACGAATAACCAGTCGTCAGCATCAGCCTATACCCTCACCTACCAGAGCCGCAACCGGATCAATCTGGAGGCGGCCTATCGCGGTTCCTGGGTGGTGAGGTCCGCAGTCGATGCATTGCCGGAAGACATGACCCGCGCTGGCGTGGAGTTCTCCGGCCTTGAGCCCGAGGATATTTCGACGCTCGAGCAGGACATGATGCGCCTGGCGATCTGGGATGAGCTGTGTAATAACGGCAAGTGGGCGAATCTGTACGGCGGCAGCCTGGCTGTCATGCTCATTGAGGGGCAGGATTTCTCGACGCCTCTGCGGACCGAATCGATCGCAAAAGGTCAATTCAAAGGTTTGCTGATTCTCGACCGCTGGATGGTTTCGCCGCCAGTCGGCGAAGTGGTGACCGACTTCGGCCCGGACATGGGAAAGCCGGTCTACTACAACGTGATTGCGGACTACGCTGCGATCCCAAAGGCGAAGATCCACTACTCGCGCGTGATCCGCCTGGATGGCATGGATTTGCCGTTCTACCAGCGCGTTGCTGAGAACGGATGGGGCCTGTCGGTGCTTGAACCGATGTGGGACCGGCTGATTGCGTTCGACAGCGCGTCTGTTGGTGCCGGGCAGTTGATCTACAAAGCGCACCTCCGCACGATGTCGATTGAAGGGTTGCGGGACATCATCGCTGCTGGCGGCCCCGCTCTCGCTGGTCTTAAGGCGCAAATCGAGTTCATCCGCCAGGCTCAGACGAACGAAGGCATCACGGTAATCGACGCGAAAGACACGTTCGAGGCTCATCAATACGCATTCGCTGGTCTGTCTGACATGTTGCTTCAGTTCGCGCAGCAATTGTGCGGATCACTCGGCATGCCGTTCACCCGCCTGTTCGGCCAGTCCCCTACGGGGCTCGGTGCGACGGGTGAAGGTGAGATGAAGCAATGGCACGAGAAGGTAAAGCAGAGCCAGGAGCGACGTTTCCGTAACCCGCTGCACCGTCTGTTCGCAGTGATGTCGATGTCGTCGCTCGGCAAGCCGTTGCCTGATGACTTCGGATTCGAGTTCCGCAATCTTCAGGAAATGTCGGAAACGGAAAAGGCGACGATCGCCAAGTCGACCGTGGAAGCGGTCACCGCTGCGGTAGATGCGAATCTGCTGAAGATCAGCGATGGCATGAAGGAACTGAAAGCGTCCGCGCCGAATACCGGCATGTTTGGCGGAATCACGGATGAGGCGATCGCCGAAGCCGAGAAGCAGGAAGAGAACGCCCCGCCTCCTGGCGAGATGGACTTGCCCGATGTGTCGAAGTTGACGGGCGATTCTGGCAGCGCTGTCGCATGGCTTAAACGGTTCCGGAGGAAGTGATGGGTCATCGGCGCATCAACTATCCTCCTCCGACTCCGCCTCGCCCCGCCAATCCGTTCGTCCAGTACGCATCGGACATGGAGAAGGCCGCCGAAAGGCTGCGCCACGCACTGAATAAAGACCAGGCCGTCGATTGTCTGAGGTCAGTGCGGCACTTCCTCGAAATAGCCGAAGCAGCCATTAAATGACCCTCACTCTCGACCGCAAGCGTGATCGCAACCCGGTCAAGACGCAGCGCATTGAGCAGCGGTACGCGTTGCAGCTCCGCAAAGTGGCTCAGCAAGTCGGCTCGATCATCGCGCCCTACACCCCCGGCGACATGTCGCAGGTGCCGACGATCGAGCAGTTGCTCAAAGCCTACTCCGACATGCTCAAGGGATGGGCGACGCAAACGGCATCGAACATGTTGATGGACGTTGCCCTCCGCGATGAGCAGACGTGGCAGACGATCGCCAAAGACCTGTCGCGCGGGCTGCGGGAAGAAATTCGCAACGCGCCGACCGGCGTCGTCATGCGCCAGTTGCTCGCCGAACAGGTCGATCTGATTCAGAACATTCCGCGGGAAGCTGCGATGCGCGTTCACCGGCTCACGCTCGAGGGGCTGGAAGACTCAACGCGATTCACTGAGATTGCGAAAGAGATTCAGCGGACCGAGGAAGTCACAACCAGCCGGGCTGTTTTGATCGCGCGCACCGAGACCAGCCGCACGGCAACGACGCTCACACAGGCGCGAGCCGAATCGATCGGCGCAGATTCGTACATCTGGCGCACCAGCGGCGACTCAACCGTTCGCAGCGATCACAAGAAGCTCAACGGCAAGATCTTCCAGTGGAACAACCCGCCTGTCGCCGACGAGCGATCGGGCGAGCGCGCAAATCCAGGTTGTATCTGGAATTGTCGCTGCTTCGCCGAGCCCATCATTCCTGACTGAGTAGACATGAAATCAGACGAAGAAATACTCGGAGAGTACGTGGTCTGGCTTGAAGCGCATGGAAACAGCTTCGTGCAGTCCATGGCTAGCGCGTTCATGAATGCTGCGCCCGAGTGGTACGCCAGCAAACTGAAATACGAAGCCGAGAACGGCGAACCAACCACATCGGACTAGTTAAATGCCCCTCCCCGATTTCATCTTCACTGGCGAGACAGTTATATCCGCCAGCGGTACGTCTGCGACCGTCACAGTCCCGGCCACTGGCACGCCGACTCAAGTCATTTTGACGAACCTTGGACCCGGCGTCGCGTATGTGGGTTACGGAGCCTCGGTGACCGTGGCTAATGGCCATCCTCTGGTGCCAAATGTGCCGGCCGTCATGAACCTGAATGCAAATACGGCCATCGCCGCGATCACTACTGGCGATCCGGCCCAGGTGCGCATCACAGCGGCCAAGTAACCATGTCAAAGCCATGCCAATGCGACTCGTGCAAGACGAAGCGCACGAATGATGCCGTCACTGGTTCAGGGTTCTTTGCTGTCGAACAGCTTGGTCCGAAGCAGTCATTCACGCCGGAAGGCTACCTGCTGTGCGAGGAAGTGCCGATCGCACGGACTGGTGTGCAGGACTACGCCGAAATGGAGCTGGATGGAATCGAAGACAAAGATGGCGTGATTGAGGTTGAGCGAACGGAAGACGAGGTCTTCTCGCCCGACACCATCGCCAGCTTTCTGGGTAAGCCCGTCACGCTCAATCATCCTGGTGATCCTGTAAATCCCGACACATGGTCATACCTCGCCAAAGGGACGGCGCACAACGTCCGGCGCGGGGTAGGCGATCAAAGCAATCTGCTTATCGCGGACCTTCTGATTACCGACAAAGGCGCGATCAACGAGATCCGCAACAACGGACTCAAGGAAATCTCATGCGGCTATGACGCCGAGTACGAGCAAATCGCGCCTGGGCGGGCGCGGCAAACGTCGATTGTGGGAAACCACGTTGCGCTTGTGAAGAACGCCCGCTGTGGCCCTGTCTGTAGTGTTCAAGACAGTTCAAAACTTTTGGGAGATCAACCCATGGCAGTGAAGAAAGGCGCGACGTCCTTCGTGGACAAACTGCGTAAAGCGTTCATGACGCGCGACGCCGACGAGTTCGAAAAAACAGTTGGTGAAATGAAGGATGAGGATGGCATGGAACCGAATGTCCCTGCGATCCACATCCACATGCCTGGCGCCGAGAAGGCCAACGCGTCGGAAGACACGAAGGACGACGAAAGCGAAGCCGATCCGATGGCTAAGTGCATGACGGCCATTGAGTCGATTGCGCAGTCGGTTGCGGCAATCGGAGAGCGCGTCGCGGCTCTTGAGTCCGGCAAGACGAACGATTCGGACGAAGAGAAGAAAGACGAGGAAACCAAGGATGACGTGCCGGCGGATGAAGACAATCCGGACGACACCGAAACCATGGATGCCGATGAGTCGGAGGAAAAGAAGGACGACGAGAAGAAGACCTACGATTCCGCTTCGTTCAAAGACGAATTCCAGGATGCCAAGGCACGAGCCGAAATCCTCGCCCCCGGCGTGAAGCTGCCGACGTTCGACTCGAAGGCTGACGGCAAGAAGACTTCGGATGCACTCTGCGTGCTCCGTCGTCGTGCTCTGCGTGCCAGCCTCGAGAACAGCAATGCTGACCTCGTGCGCGCCATCGTGGGCGATGCTGATGTTTCGAAGATGACGTGTGACGCCGCCAAGATGGCCTTCCACGCTGCCTCGGAACTCGTGAAGCAGAAGAACAAGTCCGCCAAGACCGCGACCACCGACGCGCAAGTCGTCGTCAAGAAAGACCTCAACCAGATCCACGCCGATTTTTGGGCGAACCGTAAGTAAGGAGCCGACATGCCCTCGTTGCAAGCTTATACATTCCGCATGCCGGCTGGTTTTGCCGGTGACCTTCAGCGCGCTGAAGTCGCGACCATCGAAACGCAGCAGATCGACTCGAGCGCGCCCCCGACCGTGTTCGGCGTGGCAGTGAAGCTGGTTGCTGGCAAGGTGCAGCCGATCAACAACTCTGCCGACACCGCTGCTTCCGTCTACGGTATCAACCTGCGCGTCTTCCCGATCCAGACGAACGGCACCGACCCGCTTGGCACGTCAACGCCTCAGACCTCGGGCGTGACCGACATTCTGAAGCGCGGCTATGTGAACGTCGCGCTGGGCGGCGTTGCTGCCGCCACCAAGGGCGGCACCGTGTATGTGCGTGTTGCTACGCCGTCCGCTGGCAAGCCGCTCGGTGGCTTCGAGGCCGCATCGGACACGACCAACACCGTCGCGCTGCCGTCGAACTGCTACTTCACCGGACCCGCCGACGCATATGGCGTGACGGAAATCGCATTTAACATCTGAGTCCCCGGCGCGTAACAGCGCACCTCACAGAGCCCCGCTTTGGCGGGGTTCTGCATTTCTGGAGCAATAAATCAATGGACATGTCTGTTCAAAAATTCCTCAAGCGCCGGGAAATCGCTGAAGTGTCGCGGAAAGCAATCCGCCACTTCACGGCTGACCAGCAATTCACGTACGACAAGGCTACGGTCGACTCGACCGGCGTGTTCCTCGTCGGCCAGCTCGAACGTCTGGATCAGACGCTCAATGAGCCGCTGGTCGAATTCACCTGGTCGCGCGACATCGAGATTCGTACCGACGTTTCGCCGGCTGACGAGATCGCTTCGTGGACGAACTCCGCGTTCGCCATGTCGGGCGGTATCAACCCCGGCGGCCTGAACTGGATTTCGAACGAAGGCAACGCGATCGCCGGTCCGTCGCTGGACATCGGCAAGACTCCGCAGCCGATGCGCCTGTGGGGTGCTGAGGTCAAGTACACGGTGCCTGAACTGGTGAAGGCGCAAGCCCTCGGTCAGCCGGTCGACGCGCAGAAGGTTGAAGGCATGAACCTGAAGCGCAACATGGACCTCGACAACATCGTCTACTTCGGCGATGCGTCGTTGGGCTTTACGGGCCTCGTGAATTCGAACTCGGCTGTCGGCAGCTTCCAGAACGTCGCCAACGGTGCCGCAAGCACGCCGCAATGGACGACCAAGACGGCCCTCGAAATCCTGAAGGACGTCAACGAAATCCTGACGAGCGCATGGCAAGCTTCGGGATGGAAGGTTCTGCCGGACACCCTGCTTCTGCCGCCGGCGCAACTCGGTTTCGTCGCAAGCCAACCGGTCAACACCGCAGCGCAAAAGACGATTCTCGCGTTCATCATCGAGAACAACATCTGTGCGCAGCAAGGCCAGAAGCTCAACATCCTGCCGCTGAAGTGGTTGATCGGTGCAGGCGTGGGCGGCACGCCGGGTACGCTTGGCACGGTTGACCGCATGGTGGCTTACAACAAGAGCAAGAAGTACGTACAGTACCCGATGACGGAACTGCAACGCACGCCGCTCGAGTATCGCTCGCTCTTTCAAATCACCACTTATTGGGCGCGTTTCGGCCAGGTGGAATTTAGGTACGGAACTACATTGGCCTATCGTGATGCGATTTAAGGCTGCATTTCCGCGGTAGAATGAGCGAGGCCCCAAGGTGCGCTAACACCCTGAGGCCTCTAACCATTCCATCATCTATTGCGGAGATGACAGCATGGCTGACGCCATTATTGCATACGCAGGTCCGGTAGTTACCCGAAAGCAAGCCAAGGCCGATGGGCTGATGCATTACTTTCAAGGCAGCACATGTCCAATTGGGCACGTTTCGCAGCGCTATACGCGGAACGGTGAATGTGTTATTTGCGCATCGGACCGGCAGCGCCGCGATCCTCAGAAAACGCGCGATAGGAATGCTCGATCACGCCTAAAGCACATTGACGCGGTTCGCCAGCGCGCTCGTGATTACTCAGCAAGGCGATGGGCGGAAAATCCAGAGGCGATGCGCGAGCGAGAGAGGGACTGGCGAACTGCCAATCCTGAAAAGCGACTCGCTAAGGAAAAGCGATGGCGCGAGAAGAACGCTGAATATGTGGCGGATCGAAGCCGAGCATATCGCGCGACCAAGGAGGATTGGCACGTTCAATCACGCGCGCGCGTCAAAGCGTGGCGCATAGCAAATCCCGACGCGTATATAGCTCAGGTTCACCTGCGTCGCTCCCGCAAGCTTGGCGCAGAAGGGTCTTACCTTGCGGAAGATGTTCAACGCCTGCTTCATTCGCAGAATGGTCTATGCAACGGATGCTCATGCGATATAAGCGAGAAATATACGGTTGACCATATGAATCCTCTGTCTCGTGGCGGATCTAACTGGCCTTCCAATCTGCAACTCCTTTGCAAGACATGCAACTCGTCAAAGAACAATCGGACGATGGAAGAATGGCTTGCATATAAGGAACGGACGCGTCAGCATCAAAGGCGCAAGGAACAAATATGACTCGTATCGCCAATCAGGATTTCACCCTGACCCGCGACGATTGCCGCCCGCTGTATTTCAAAGCCGGTGATGAAATACCCGCCGAGTACGAATCTCACTGGTTTGTGCTGCACCACACAGACGAAGCACCCGCTGTCGAAGTAGAACAGCGCAAACCCGGCCGCCCTGCTAAATCATGACCGTCACTCCCGCTCAGCTACGTACCGACTTTCCTGAATTCAACGATCCCACTCGTTATCCGGATTCGCTGATTCAGACGTGGCTGACGGTGGCGGCATCTCTGGTCAATGCGACCCGCTGGATGGAGTTGACCAACATCGGCATTGAGCTCGTGACGGCGCACCATCTGGTACTGTCGATGCGTGACCAGACCGCTGCAGCAGTTGGCGGTGTGCCAGGCACGATGACCGGCCCGACGTCGGCTAAGGCTGTCGATAAGGTCAGCACGAGTTACGACACAGGCGCTGCGACGTTGGATGGCGCCGGATTCTGGAACCTTACCAGCTACGGCGTGCGTTACCTTTCTCTGGCCCGCATGTTCGGCGCAGGTGGTTTGCAGATCAACTGTTGAGGCAACATGAAATCTGGCGCAACAATGACGGCTGACAAGATGCAGTCGATCATCGACGCCATCAACAAGCTGACAAACAAGGATGTGCTGGTCGGCATCCCCGATAGCGCTCCCGAGCGCACCGATACACCAATCACCAACGCGCAGATCGGCTATGTGATGGAGACCGGCTCCCCTGAGCATAACGTGCCGGCGCGTCCCTTTCTGGTCCCTGGCGTCGCCGATGTGCAGGACCAATGCGCCGATCGGCTTGGGAAAGCCGCAGACGCAGCGCTGAGTGGCAACCTTGCCGGCGCGGAGCGGCAGATGACGGCGGCTGGCCTGATCGCCGAATCATCGGTCAAGAAAAAGATTGGCAGCAATATCCCCCCTGCACTCTCGCCAGAAACAATCCGCAACCGTCATCGTTCGCGCCAGACGCAGAGCATGCGCGACGACGAGAAGGCATATCTGAAAGCGGTCGATTCCGGCACCGATCCGGCGCAGGCTCAGACTGAGGCGGGGATCATTCCGCTTATAAATACCGGAAGTTTGCGCAATTCCATTACCCACGTCGTTCGCGACAAAGACTAGCCATGCCATTACTTGACGTCTCCGAAATCCTGCTCGATCCGGATTTCGTGGATAGCCTCGTCTGCGCACGCATGACACAAGTCGTTGACGATAACGGCATCGCGGCTGATACGCCGACAAGCACGCCGTTCTACGGCGTGGTGACGAACAACACTGGCGACCTCCTGATGCGGCTGGCCGAAGGATCGCGCATCAACGGTTCTATCACCGTGCATAGCCGCTTCCTGCTGCAAGCCGGCAGCGACGGTCAGGACGCGGACATCGTGACGTGGAATGGCCGTTCCTATACGGTCACCAACGTAGGCGACTGGTCCCGGTTCGGGATCGGATTCACCGCGGCGAACTGTGAACTGATTCCGCTGTCGGGGGGTTCCAGTGGCAGCTAACGATTCAAGCACTGGCGGATATCTACAGCCCACCGGAACGCCACCACCAGAAGATGCAGTGCTGGATGCGATATTTCAGCAGATGATCGTCGGACTGACTGGGCTACCTGGAAATATGGTTCGCCCAAGGTGGCAGCCGACAGTGCCAAAGCAGCCAGAGCCGAATGTCAACTGGTGCGCAGTCGGCATGATGGACATAGAGCCAGACGCCAACCCATACGAACAGCAGAACGCTGACGGATCGTATTCCTTTATCCGCCATGAAATTCTTCCAGTTCTGTGCAGTTTCTACGGCCCTACCGCCATGAGTTACGCAGCGCAGGCGCGAGACGGTATCTATGTTTCGCAGAATAACGCGATGCTTGATCAGCATGAGATGGGTCTGGTGGAGGCTAGCCGAATTACTCCGGCTCCGGCGCTGATCAATCAGCAATGGGTTCGCCGCTTTGACCTGACCATACGAATCCGCCGACGCGTCGTCCGTACCTATCAGATCCTCACCGTCCTTTCCGCACAGGCGACAGCGAAGTCTGAAACGCAGACCGAGCCGATCAACGTCACTCAGTAACACCTCACGCAACGAATTCTGACCCCGCCGAGTGCGGGGTTTTTCTTTTGGGAAATCCTTCATGACGACGAGTCAACTGCCTATCTCCCGGCTGATTCAGGGGACCGTGAACCTGTCTCCGAACGCAGCGCAGGCGCAGAACCTGAACACTGAGTTGATTCTGGGCTCGTCGCCTGTAATCGACGTTGCGTCGCGGATGCGCGAATACTTCAGTTCGACGTCTGTCGCCGCGGACTTCGGCACGACGGCGCCTGAATTCCTCGCCGCTCAGGCGTGGTTCGGCCAGTCGCCGCAGCCGGCCAACGTTCTGATTGGACGCTGGGCGCAGACGGCTACGAACGCGCAATTGTTCGGCGCTACGCTTTCGGTTGCGCAGCAGGCTATCGGCAATTTCACGCCTATCACGGCGCCCGCTTTCTCGATCACGATCAACGGTTCCCCGTTCACGATCTCGCCGGCCAGCTTCGGTTCGTCGGTCAACCTGAACGGCATCGCTGCGCTGATCCAGACCGCCCTCGCCGCCGCCGTTGCAGGCTCGACCTGCGTCTGGAATTCGAGCTTCGCACAATTCCAGATCACGGACGGCACGACGGGCGCGACGTCGACGCTCAGCTTCGCCTCGGCCCCGACTGCGTTCGGCTCGCTCACTTTCGCACTGAACCCGAGTGGGGCGGCCACGATCACCATCGGCGGCACGGTCGTTACGTTCGTCTCTGCGCTGACGACCGGCAATCAGATCCTGATCGGCGCGAACCTCGCCGCGACGCTGGCCAACGCCGTCACGTTCCTGAACCAGTCGGCGGACGTCAACCTGTCGAAGGCAACCTACTCGGTCAATCAGGCTGGCACGGCGCTCCAGATCGTCTACAAGACGCCCGGCACGGCAGGCAACACGTTCACGCTGGCTGCATCGGTAGCAACGCCTTCCGGCGCCACGCTGAGCGGCGGCAGCGGTACGGACATTTCTGCCATGCTCGGCATGACGTCGACCTCGTCGGGTGCGTTTGTCGCCAACGGCGTCGCGGCAGAAACGGCAGTTCAAGCCGCTGCGCTGTTCGATAACCAGTTCGGCCAGCAATGGTATGGCCTGACCGTCCCGCAAGCGGCGGACGCCGATCACCTCGCGCTCGCAGCGTTCATCGAGTCGACGAACAACAAGCACTTCTACGGCGTCACCACGCAGGAAGCGGGCGTGCTCAACTCGGTCACGACGACCGACATCGCATCCCAGCTTCAGGCGCTTGGCTTCAACAAGACGTGCACGCAGTTCTCGAGCAATAGCGCGTATGCAGTGAATTCGCTTATCGGTCGCCAGTTGACGGTGGATTACACCGGCAACAATACGGTGATCACTCTGATGTACAAGCAGGAGCCTGGCGTCGCGGCTGAAACGCTCAACGCCACACAGATGTCGGCGCTCGAGGGCAAGAACTGCAATGTGTTCGTCGCCTACAACAACGGTACGACGATCATCGAGCCGGCCAAGGTTGCATCGGGCGAATTTATCGACACGATCGTCGGCATGGATGCGTTCTGTATCGATGTGCAGACGGCGCTGTTCAATCGCCTCTTCACCAGCACGACAAAGATTCCGCAAACCGATCCGGGGATGCACATCCTCGCTACCGACATCGAAGGCGTCTGTCAGCAGTACGTCAACAACGGCCTGTTTGCTCCGGGCGTCTGGAATAGCGGCGGATTTGGCACGCTGAACCAGGGCGACTTCCTGCCGAAGGGCTACTACGTATTTCAACCCCCGGTTGCGTCGCAGAGCCAGGCCGATCGCGCTGCGCGCAAGTCGGTGCCGTTCCAGATCGCTGTGAAGCTGGCGGGCGCAGTGCACACGATCGACTTCGCAGTGACCGTCAACCAATAAGCGAGATAACACATGAGCACGTATAGCTTTCAAGACTTTGCGCTCACGCTGACGGGCCCTGGCGGTTCGATCACGTTGGGCGACGGCGCTGGTGATGCAAAAGAAGGCGTCACCTTCGAATTCGTCGAAAACGCCAACACGATGGTCATCGGCGCAGACGGCACCGCCATGCACAGTCTGAACCCCGGCAAAGGCGGCCGCGCCACGGTGCGCCTTCTGAAGACCTCGCCGACCAACGGCAAGCTCTCGGCGATGTACAACTTTCAGCGTACGTCGTCGGCCAACTGGGCGCAGAACGTCTTGGCTGGCTCGGACATCGTCCGCGGCGAGCAGTATTCCTGCCAACAGGTCGCGTTTTCGAAGTTCCCGAACAACACCTACGCGATGGAAGCCGGCACGATCGAATGGGTTTTTGACATCGGCGTGATGGATCCGGCGCTCAGTATCGGGGTTTAACCCATGAATGACATCGTAGAAGTCGGCGGCCAGAAGTATCGGATCGGCCGCATCGACGCACGCAAACAGTTCCACGTCGCACGTCGACTGGCTCCGTTGCTGGCCGGCATGAGCGGCGTTCCGGATAAGACCGCGGGATTTGCCGCGTTTCTGGGTCCGCTCACTGACGCACTCTCGGGAATGTCGGACGAGGACGTGGACTACGTGCTGGACATTTGCCTCGGCGTTTGCCAGCGCATCCAGTCGAATGGTCATCCGGCTGCCGTCATGGTGCGTGGCGGCCTCATGTTCGAAGACATCGACATGGGCCAGATGATCCAGCTCGCGGTGAAGGTGATTCAGGAGAACCTGGGCGGTTTTTTTCTCGGCGCGGCAGCGGCGTAAGCGCGAGTCAATCGCAGAACGTCGCCCTGCTCTCTCTGCCCGATGGGGAAGACTGGCTTCTTCAACCGGTCATGGAAGGTCTATGCAAGTACGAGTCCCTGATCGACGGGACACTAGCGCTCGAAGATGTGGCGCTTCTTAACGACGCAATCGCCGTTCGCTCGGCAAACGAAGAAATCCTAAGACAGCAAGCGGAGCGTAACCGGTGAGCGATAACGTCCTTCGAGAGTTTCTTGTCAGCCTTGGCTTCAAGGTTGACGAAGCCTCGATGAAGAAATTCACGACCTCGGTCGAAAGCGTCACCAAATCGGTGATGCAAGTTGGCGCGGGTGTTGCTGCTGCGGCAACCGGTATCGTTGCAGGTGTAAAGATCATCTCCAATCAGATGGAGAACCTTTACTATGCCTCGCAGCGGACCGGCGCTACGGTCGGAAATATCATGGCCTTGCGGTACGCTGCGGGTCAGATTGGCCTTACGGCGGATCAGGCGCAAGGTGCGCTCGAGAACTTCGCTCGCACGCTGCGCCTCAATCCGGGCTCAAATAGCCTGCTAGATTCGCTGGGAGTTACCGGGAAAGACCCGGCCGAGAAGTTCGATAGTTTCATCGCGAAAGCGAAGACGATGCAGCCTTATGTGGCTGCCGCCTATGCGCAATTATTCGGCATCGACCCCGACACGCTGCTGATGCTCGAGCAGGGGCAGGACAAACGTCTTGCCGCCGAGCAGCAGTATCACCAGAAGCTTGCGGCATTCGGAATCGATCCGGATCAGGCAGCACAAGCCGGCGTCGATTTCAATAATTCGCTCCGGTCAGTCAAGGACACATTTAGCGATCTGTGGATCGTCATCGAGTCCAAGCTTGCGCCGGTTCTCACGCCGTTAGTCAACGAGTTCGAAAAGTTCGCCGAGAATCACGCTGGCGAGGTGGCGCAGGGAATCGCTGATGCAGTCCAGAGCCTCGCAAACTGGATTCAGAGCGTCAACTGGAAGAAGGTCGGCGACGACATCGCCAGTGTCTACCATGCGATCGGCGGCCTTAAAGGCGTGTTGATCGCAATGGCGGCAATCCAGTTGATGCCGCTGGTGACGGGCATCCTCAACCTGGTGGCGGCCGTCACAAGACTTGGAGCGGTTGCCGCTGGTGGCGCTATTGGCGGTCTGCTGAAAGTGCTTGGCCCGATCGCGCTGATGTTCCACAGCGAGGATCTGAACCGGGGGGAAGACGCCACGATCGCGCAGAACCAGGCTGCCTCAGGAGCGATCGATCCATCGACGTTTAATTTTAACGGACCTGCGAATCGTGGCGGGAAAGCGGCTCCTCAGAGTTCGCAGTCTGCCGGAAACGACGATACCTTCGGCACGATCATTGAATTGCCTCCTGAAGGCGGTTCCACTGCTGCCCCCCGCGGCATCCGGAACAACAATCCCGGCAATATCCGGTTCGGGAAATTCGCGCAGCAATCAGGCGCCACCGGCAGGGACGATAAAGGCTTCGCCGTATTCCAATCTATGGAAGACGGTATCAAGGCAGCCGTCAAACTGCTCGAAGGCTATGTTGCCAAGGGATATGACACGGTTCGGTCGATCATCACCCGTTGGGCACCTCCCGGTGAGAACAACACATCTGCGTATGTCGATGCTGTCGCCAAAAAGCTGGGCATCTCCGCAGATGCAAAACTCAGCGGAGATCAACTCGGAGGCGTGGCGCAAGCCATCTTCCAGCATGAGAACGGTCGGGCCTTGGGGAATGTCAACGCGATGAGTGGTGCACGTCTCGGCGCTGGTGGCAGTTCATCCCCGGGCATCAACATCCAGCAGCAGAACACGTTCCATATCCTCGGATCTTCCGATCCACAAGGTACGGCTCGCGCAGTCAGTGGCGAACAAAGCCGCATCAATGGCGACCTCGTAAGAAACTTCGCTGGAGCATTTAGATGAGCATATTGGGAAACGCGGTTGCAGCAGGACAGATCCTGATTCAACTGCTGACCCATAAACCGAAGCGCGGCTTTGATGATGGATCGGGTACGTTGTTCATCCCGGATGCGACGATCGAAGAGGTGCACACGGACGATCTGGAGATCACGGACCATCCTGTAGAACAGGGGACTGTGATTTCCGATCATGCGTTCAAGCGTCCTTCGGAACTGGTCATTACGGCCGGTTGGTCGGACAGCCCGAACAATTCCGGGCTGGCTAACCAGATCGTCGGTGCGGCTGCAAACGCAAGCCCTGCACTACAAGCAATCCTCGGTGCGACGCGGACGATCGGCGGGATCTTGAATATGTTCGCGAGCAACGGTTCTGGCTCGCTGTCGCAGGCTGCCTATCAGCAGTTGCTGGACATGCAGAACAATCGTCTCCTATTCACGATCTTCACCGGCAAGCGCATCTACCAGAACATGCTTGTCAAGTCTCTGGCCACCACGACAGACGCGAGGACGGAGAACAGTCTCATCATCCGTATCGGCTGCCGGCAGATCCTGATGGCGCAGACGCAGACTGTTACTGTGCCTGATTCGGCAAACATGAAGAATCCTGAGCAGAACGGGGCAATCGTGAATAGCGGCGTCAAATATCCGCTGCCGTCGCCGAACATTAATACCTCGGCGTTGCCTCAGTTCAATTCTGCGGGCCAGCAGGTATGACGACCTACTTTGAAATCCCGCTGTCGGCAGAACCGGAGACATTCACCATCGCGCTTGCCGGCACTACCTACGGATTCACAACCACATGGAATTTGCCGAATGCGTCGTGGATCATCAACATTTCTGACGCGAGCGGAAATCCAATCGTCTCGGGCATTCCGATGGTGACTGGTGCAGACCTTTTGGAGCAGTTCGGGTATTTGAATTTCGGCTTCGCATTGGTTGCGCAAACCGACAATTCTCCTGATGTCGTGCCCACCTTTGCAACGCTAGGTCAGACTAGTCACCTGTACGCCATAACGCCATGAACCAGTTCGGACGGAAAGCGAGCCTGATCGTCTCGACTGGTGCGCAGGGGCTTGACCTCTCTCAGTTCAGGTTCACGTTCCGGACGACTAACTCGGATGCGCAAACTCCGAACACCCTGTATGTGCGGGTATATAACCTTTCGCCGCAGACTGTCGCGAAGATCGGAACCGAGTTCGGCACTGTGACGCTGAAGGCCGGCTACGGGGGTGGTAACTTCGGCATCATCTTCCAGGGTTCGATCAAGCAAACCGCGACGGGGCGTGAGCGAAACGTCGATAGCTATGTTGACATCTGGGGCGCCGATGGTGACGAGTTCTACAACTTCTCTGTCATCAGACAGTCAATAGCGGCAGGGCAAACTCCGCAACAGGTTATATCGTCCATCGCTGGCGCCACATCGGCCAACGGGACGCCGCCCGTCAAGTTTGCCGATGACACGAGTGGCCTGATTGCCGGATCGGCAGCAGGCACTGCTCAAGCGCTTTCCCGCGGTAAGGTCATGTTCGGCATGACTCGAGACTATGCCAGGGACTGGGCAAACAAGTATGGGTTCCGATGGTCCATTCAGAACGGTCAATTCGTGGTCGTTCCGATTGCCGGCTATCGACCCGGCGAGGCTGTCGCGCTGTCGTCGACTACAGGTCTAGTCGGCGTGCCAGAGGCGACACAAGACGGGGTTCGGGCGCGAGCCCTGCTCAACCCACTAATCCGGATCGGATGCTTGGTACAGATTGCCAAGTCCGACATCAACCAGATCACGACGCAGCAGCAGGGGTTGACTTATAGCCCAGCGATTGCGACTGTCGTCACGGCGGCCGGATTTTACAGAGTCATGGTCTGCGAATTCAGTGGGGATAATCGCGGACAGGATTGGTATGTCGATCTGGTTTGCCTGGCGGTCGATGTTTCTGCTAGCAACCAGAATCAATCGGTCGCCGCGACTGGCTAACGGTCGACCATGTTCGGGATCGTGACTCCCTTGAACTTCCTCCCATCCGGCAGAACACCAGACACGACTGGCACGTAGTTCCCCTGCTCGACCGTCAGTGTCGTCCCAGTCGGCGCGAGAACACACCCATAGTCGGACGGTCGCGGCTCGGCGCCATAGTCATAGCCGTTTATTAGCTCCGCCTGTCGCCTAAGTTCGGGCGATAGCGACTGGCGGGCATGTCGAGCCTTATTGATTTCCCCGGCAAGAAAATCCGCCAGATCGAACGACGGGCAGACAACGGCTCCATCGACCAGATCAAAACTTCCGGCTGTCGGTTGTTTCGGCGCCGGCGCTGGCGTGAACGTTACCTTTGGCACGGAGCCCATGCTGGCGATGTGGTTGGCGTAAGTCGCATCAGCCCGCTCTTGCGGGCTTGGCGCTGGAGCCGGCACGTAATCGGTGGCCGTTTCTGATTTCCATTCCAAGGGTGGAGGCGGCTCAGTCTGGGTGTGAAGTGTTTTTGCAATTGAATCATTCACTCGTTGATTGAACTGTGCGTATTGCTGACTAGTGCATGCGCATAGCGCCATCGATAAGACTAAAACTAGTGCTTTCATAGATTACCTCCAATGCTCCAGTTAGAACGCGTTAATGATTCGCAGGAAGCGTTGCGCCTTGTTCTGGACGGGCATCAGGCACAAGTCTGGACAGCGCTGCCGGCGATTATAGAGAGTTTCGATCCTGGCGCCGTGACGTGCGTCGCACAGCCCGCAATCAAGGCCGAGGTGCGTGCGCCTGACGGCTCGACGCAATTGGTTGCATTGCCTTTGCTGCTTGATTGCCCGGTGGTATTCCCCCGCGGTGGAGGCTGCACCCTAACCTTTCCGATTGCGCAAGGCGATGAATGCCTGATCGTCTTCGCCTCGCGCTGTATCGATGCGTGGTGGACATCTGGCGGCGTTCAGGCTCAATCCGAATTCCGCATGCACGACCTGTCGGACGGGTTCTGCCTTCCCGGCCCGTTCTCGCAGGCGAAGAAAATCAGCGGCATCAGCACGAGCAAGGCACAGCTTCGAAGCAACGACGGCTCGACATTCGTTGAGCTCGACCCCGCAGGACAGATAGTCAATGTCGTGGCGCCTGGCGGTATGACGCTCACAACTCCGACCGTGACGATTACTGGCGTTATCAACGTTCAGAACCAGCAGGGAGCGCCAACGGCAAGCACCATTGCTGGCAGCATGACCGCGAGCGGCACGATCACCGGCCAGACAGACGTCGTCGGTGGTGGGAAGTCACTCAAAACTCATACGCATAGCGATCCCCAGGGTGGAAACACGGGGCCGCCGAACTAAGGATTGGCATGAGATACCGGACGCTAGACAGCAATTCGGACTACACATTTGGTCAAAATTCCGCCAACTTTTTAGTAGACAGCCCTGCCGCCGCCGCCCAGGCAATCCAGACGCGCCTCAAGCTGATTCAGGGAGAGTGGTTCCTCGACCAGACGGCTGGCACGCCCTACAACACGCAAATCCTCGGCGCTGGCACTGAAGCGACGCGCGATCTCGCGGTGCAAACCGTCATTCTCGAGACGCAAGGCGTGACCGAGATTGTCGATTACGCAAGTTTTCTTGATCCATCGACGCGCCAATTCACCGTCGCCGCGACGGTCAATACGCAGTTCGGCCAGACCACCATTACCCAGGCTCTCTGATGGCGACAACTTTTCCGCTTACGACGTTGGCTGCCACGATCTCGTCGACGGGGATTAGCGCGCCCTCATTCAACGACATTCTTTCCAGTCTGACTGCATCGTTCCAGAGCATCTACGGCAGTGACATTTATGTCCAGCCCGATAGCCAAGACGGGCAATTGCTGGCGTTGATCGCCCAGATCATCAACGACGGCAACCAGGCCGACATCACCACGTACAACGGCTACTCTCCGACCTTTGCCCAAGGCGCAGCGCTTTCGAGTCAGGTGAAGATCAACGGAATACGCCGCGACGCATCGAGCAACAGCACCGCAGTCGTGACCCTGGTTGGTCAGGTCGGTACGCCAATTAACAACGGCGTCGTGCAGGACACGAACAAGAATCTGTGGAACCTGCCGGCGTCTGTCGTCATCCCCGTTAGCGGCACGATTGACGTGACTGCAACTGCGCAGCAACCTGGCGCAATTACGGCCATCCCCGGTGCTATCAACGCGATCAACACGCCGACGCGTGGCTGGCAGAGCGTGACGAATGCCGCGGCGGCGACGCCCGGTGATCCGGTTGAGATGGATGCGCAGCTTCGCCAGCGCCAGGCCAATTCGACCTCCCTCCCTGCCCAGACGCCGCTCCAGGCGATCATCGCAAACGTTGCTGAAACTCCCGGCATCGGTCGGAACAAGATTTACGAGAATCAGGGAACTCCTACCGATGCGAATGGCTTGCCCGGTCACTCCATCGCTATTGTCGCGGAAGGCGGCGACATCACCACGATTGCCCAGACCATCGAGGCAAAGAAGTCACCCGGTACGGACACTTTCGGATCAACGTCTGTAACGGTGCTTGATCCCGCTGGCGTTCCGATCACGATCAACTTCTTCGCGATGACCGAAATGCCGGTCCTCGTTCAAGTCAAGATCGTTCCGTTGGCTGGGTTCGTGTCGACAACCTTTACTCTGATCGCCAATGCGCTGGTCGCGTATCTGACGGGCTTCGACATCGGCCAGGACTCGCTGCTCGGCAAGCTGTTCGGCGCGGCGAATCTGTATGGCGATGCAGCGACGTCGAGCTCGGGTCTGACTCAGGCTCAACTCGATGCCTTGAGCAACACCTACAACCTGCCGGTCCAGAACATCTTTCAGGGCCGCGGCGACATGCTGGTGACGGGCGGCCCATACAGCGCCGGAGCGACGACGATCAATATCGCAAACGTCGCCAGCCTCGCAAACGGCCGGTCGATCATCGTCAACCAGACGGACGGCTCGCAACTGACAGCCACCATCACCGGCATCGTCGGAAACGCAGTGACGTTCACGCCGGCTATCGCAGTAGGCAAGACGATCAACGCAGGCGCACAGGTGCTGGTGAACGGAGATCTGATCATAGCGTTTAACGAAGGCGCGCAATGCGTCGCTGCTGACATCAATGTGACGACGTAAATGGCCCAGCTCTCCGATTACACATCGCTCATCACTTCGGAGCACCAAAGCGCCCCGAAGTTCATGGCGATGGTGTCATTGCTCGCTCAGTGGGGCGTCGACCGTCGAAATTTGCTGGCTTCGATTCCCGGTCTGTACGACATCGATACGGCGGTCGGTCAGCAACTCGACCGGGTTGGCGAATGGGTCGGGATCTCGCGCAACCTTTCTCTTCCGCTGACCGGCGTCTACTTCAGCTTCGACACGGCTGGGCTCGGCTTCGATCAGGGCACATGGCAAGGGCCGTTCGATCCGACTACCGGTCTTGTCGCGCTGCCCGATGACCAATACCGAATCCTGCTATACGCAACGATCGCTGCGAACAACTGGGACGGCACGGTGCCCGGCGCATATGCGGCATGGAATACCGTTTTCGCACCGCTCGGCTACTCAATCCTGATTCAGGACAATCAGGATATGACGATGTCTCTAGTCCTGCTTGGGCCAGTTCCTGACGCAGTGACGTTGGCGTTGTTCACTGGCGGATACCTCAATCTGAGGCCAGCTGGAGTTGGAATCGTCGGCTATTACTTCCCGTCGATTACGGGCGTTCCTATCTTCGGCTTTGATGCTGAGAACCCATCCATATCCGGGTTTGATGGAAGCGCATGGGCAACATTCAATGCCGCGAGAGGCGCCGCCCTCGACTTCACATTCATCCTCGATCAGTCAGTCATTTCGTGACGGTGCATCGATCGTCCGAGTAGTCGTCTCCCCATCTCCAAGCCCGCCAAGTGCGGGCTTTTTATTGCCCGGAGCATTTGAATGCCCGTAGAACAAGACTTCCTCCCGTTCGCCAATGGCGGCTCTGCGAACGTTCTGTCGCAAAGCGCCTATGCCGCGCTCACGTCGCTTCTGCAAAACGGCTTCTCGTCGGGAATCGCACAGTCTAGCCAGCTGAACAAGGTCTGGCGCCAAAGCTCGATCATGGCTGCCGTACTGGCTCAGTTCATCGTCAACCAGACAGGTCAGCCGGCGATTGATGACGGTGCAACCGCAACGCTGCTCACCAATCTGACAACCGCTATCGGCGTTGCAGCACGCCAGAATCCCGTCCTGGCCGATACGGGCGCAGCCAATGCCTACATCGTCGCCAACCTGTCAGCGTTCACGGCCTATCCGACAGTTTCGGGGCTGGTAATCGACGTCAGCATCGCCAATGCCAACACGGGCGCATCCACGTTGAATGTGGACGGCCTAGGTGCAAAACCTATTCTCGGTCTCGGCCTGCAACCGCTCCAAGGTGGCGAACTGATCGTCAAGGGCGTGGCCAGTCTGCTGTATGTCGTGGCAACGACCGTCAATGGCGGCAACGGCGCTTGGATCTTGATGGAATGCGCCGGCGGTGCACAGCAAATCGCCCCCGCCACGCAGAGCCAGCATGCGGTGCAGATGGGGCAGGTAACAAATCAGGCCTCCCCGCTGCAACTCGCTACGCTCGCTGCAACCCTGTCGAATCAGGCGGTCAACCTTGGGCAATTTGTTACTGGCTCAGTAGCAGGAAACAGCTACTTGACCATTCCGATGATTGTTGGAGGTGTCAAGCGCACGCTAATCCTGCAATGGATGCGTAATATCACGGGCACCGCTAACGGTAGTGGGCAGGCGACGATTACTGTTGCGTTCCCGATCGCGTTCCCGACTGCCGTGCTCGGCTATTCCTATGTCCCGAACAATGAATCGAGTAGCGTGACTCCGCAAAGAATTGTAGCGCAGGGACCTAGCACTGTCGGGCAACTTGTGAACATTGATGGAGTTTCTGCCAGCGGCCCTTGTGCAGTTTCCGGCTTTGCAATCGGATGGTGATATGACTAAATTTTACTCAGCGGCAAAGAACGCATTTTTCGATGGGGATCTTGAAGCCGAATATCAGGCCGCAGGCACATGGCCAGCTGATGCGATAGAGATAAGCGACGCCGTCTTCCAGGAATTTGGATGCAGTGCTCCACCCGCTGGGCAGTGCCGCGTCGCTGGTTCCGATGGCTTGCCGACGTGGCAGGCCATTCCCGGCCCAACTCCCGCCCAAGCGTGGTCCTCGTATCAGATGTCGGCACAAAGTGCGCTCGCTGAATCAGACCGGACGATCCTCCGGTGCTATGAGAACACCGTTGCAGTGCCTGCAACATGGGCAACCTACAGGAAGGCGTTGCGTGCCATTGTGAGTGCTGCATCGGGCGATGCAACACAACCTCTTCCGACGAAGCCGCAGTATCCTGCCGGGACGTAAGCTGGTTTATGTAAGCATCGTTCGGATACCTTCTTTTCAGATCGCCTCGCGCGCTCCAGCGCGAGTCAATATCTTCACAAGGCGAAGCAGAGCGGTGGTTCGCCATGACATCGAGCGCCGCACCATCTGGAAGACATCATGCGCAAAATCATCGTTGAACGGAATCGGTGGATCGACAGGTCGTCCAGAAATCTTGTTCACAATCAGGCGCAATGGCTTGCTAACGCGCCACGATGTAGACTTATAGGTAAGGTGCAGGCTTTTCTGGAACTTGCCGAGATCCTCCTCGCGAAGCGGTGCCTTTGTGATCTCGCAGATGATCCGGCGCACTTTTTTCTTGTACTCGTCGTCCACTTCGGCATTTGACGAAACGATGTCAGAATACTCCCGCAACATCGCCAGATATTCAGGGGCATCCGGATTGCTCTCTTCACATGCCTTAGTAGCTTCGTCTATGAAAGAGTTTTCGAACCTCGGGATCAGACAATCCCGCATGAAGTAGATTTTCTTGAAGTCGTCATCGACATAGATCGATGCAAGTTTTTTGAAATACTTAAACCGGCTTCGAGACATCTTGATGCTCCACGACGTCGAGCCAGTATGCATACACCATACTGTCACTGGTTTGTCGAGGAAGTAATTCGTATAGCCAGCGCGGAACATGCGAAGGAAAAGATCGTCATCCTCGTAGCCCATGAATTGCTCATCAAATCCGCCAACTTCCTCGAAGGCGGATCGACGAATCAGCGACGCCGAGGGAAGCACGAAAAGATCATTTCGAAGAATATTGACAATATGCCCTCTCTTGGGGTGCATTCCTGCATCCGTTTGAGCCATGAGCATGTTTGTGTTGATGATGTTGCCGTCTCCATCCGCCTCGCATATGTCTGCATAGACATATCCAAGCCGCAAATCAGATTCCGGAAGGATCGAAGCCAGATCCTCTATGTGATGGGGCAAGTAGAAGTCGTCCTGGTCGAGCAGCGAGATGAACTCCGAAGTGGTCGCAGCCACACCCGCATTACGCGCCGAACCCTGACCGCCATTTTTCTTGTCAAGTATGCGAAATCCGTATTTCGCTGACAGCGGATCAAGTGCTGCGCGTTCTTCAGGCTTTGATCCATCGTTGACGATCACAAATTCATCTGGCGGGACGGTCTGCGAGACGACGCTTTTGATAGCTCGCTCAACCCACTTTGCGCCGTTAAAAAACGGGATTATGACGACGACGGTAGGCCGACTGACACTTACTTGCATGGTGACCCCTCAGAGTTTCATTTGTTTCGTTTGCTGCATTTTCATGGTGCGCAATATAGCACGCGCCGTACGCGTGACATTATTCGCCGATTGCGGCCTTGACTAGCGGAGAGAGAATCGCTGCTTCGCGCTGTGCCTTGATCTGAAGCAGATAGGAGTCTGGATACAGACATTGACCCATGTGCGCCTGCCAGTTCGGCAGACCGCTGATATATGCGTATTGCGTGACTATCGGCACGTTGTACGTCGCCGCGGCATCGTCCATCGCCTGAACGTAGGCGGCTAGCTGCTGATGATCGCTATCGCATGTCGGGCCTGATTCTTCCAGGACGGGAATCTTACCCGCCGCTCTCACAGCAACGACCCATGCCGCAAGATATTGCCGGTAATCGTTGATCGTCTCGCCACCGAGAGCATCGTTCAGCGTGTGGCTTTCGACGACGACGGAGGCGGCGGACAACTTGATCCGGTCGGCGAATGGCGCACCGTTGCCGTCCACGCCAAGCATTTCGTTTTGCAGGCTGCTGGACGTACCGCCCGTCGCGTGGTTGGAGACCGCGATACCTGTGTCGTTGAATTGAGTCTGTAGAAGCGCTTGGAGCGATTGCGGTTCGTTCGGCGTCACAAGCGCGGGCCATCCGTATTGATTCACGGCGATACCAGCCATCTGGTCGTCGCCATAGACGTCGATCAAAACGACTGGCGTGGACGAAGGTCCTGGAGCCGATGCCGGAACAGGTGCCGCGGCAGGGGTTGATGCTGGCTCGGGACTAGACGCCGGGGCTGGCGCTGGGGACGCTGGTGCGGTCGGATCGGAGTCGGCCGGTGTAGATGCTGCGACAGGTGCGCTGGCCGGGATTGCCACTGGAATACTGGGCTTGGCCACTGCGGCCGGATCTGCGCTTGATCCTCCACCACAAGCCGCAAGACAGACGCTCAGTCCGGCGATGACTCCTGCTCGCCAGCGGATTCCAGGTCGATTGTGGCTCCGGCCTGGCGCATGCGCTCCAGCACGCGAGCGATGGTCTCTTCTTCCAGCTCGTTGCGCGCCAAGCCAAAGAACAGTGTCTGCGCGCTGATCTCCCGCCGCTTCTCGCCATTCTCCGTGTAGCCGCGCCAATGCCGGCCGCTCGATAGGCCGAACAGTTTCGCCATCTGTGCGCTCGACAGGCCTAGTTCGTCCTTGAGGCGCTGAAGCGCGTCCGCTGAAGG